GCTTTTTTGAAATCACCAATCTCAAAATCCATATTATCTAAGAAATCATTCTTAATATATCTTTTGTAAATCTCTTTATAGAAATCCCACTTCTTCAATGGATCAGTTTCATCTGTATGAAGTAAAGTTCTTTTCAAAGCCTCTAAATACTTAACAAATGTTTCAGGCTCAGCACAACACTTGTATAGATTCGCCTGGTGACGATTTTTATCGTTATAAACAACTACATCAAACTTTAAGTTTGGGTCGTCCATATACGTTCCCATAGAGCCAGAGAATGGTTCTATATAAGTTTTAATACTACCATCTTTTGGTATTTTTGAATTGATGAATTCAATGAAAACATTGGAGCTCTTGCCGCCAAAGTATGAGATACATGCCATATTAATTTAATTTATTTTTGTCTTTTATTATATCTTCAATTGAAGGTTTTTGATTTGATAATTTTAATTCTTCTCTTACTTTCATAAGAATCTTACCTAAATGATTCTCACCTTTACCGTTACAAACTCCCCAGAAGTAATCTTTCCACCAGTTACCTTCAATTAATTCTTGGTCACCAGTAGATAGTAATAATTCAGATAAAGTTTCATCTTTGAATTTTTGACGAACAGCCCAGTTCATAACTTCTAATTTCTTTTCATCCCAACCTGTTCTTAGTTTTACTTTAGAACCAAGTCTTTTAACTTCAGCAGGATTGGTAATTCTAGCAATCATTTCACGAAAATCACCTGGTGTATAGTAAACACCATTAATTAGTTGTTGGTCATTTACTTTCATAGCCACATAAAAGTTCTCAACTGATGGGTATTTAATACCTTGATGTTCTATCTTACAAGGATAGAAGTTAGATAAGAACCTGTAACGACCTTCAAATTTATCAATCATACTTATTATATAAAATAATATTTAATTGTTTACCAATTTGAATAGTCGTCTTTATAGACTATTCTTAATTATCTCTTCTAAAAATTCCTTTACTACTAAACCGTTAACCTCACAATAATCTTTTACTTTTTTATGCAGCTCTTTGGAAATCTGAATAAAAGTTTTGTCTGAGTTATATTTTTTCTTTGATATTCTATTTGATTCTTTATATTTATCCATAAGGAGAAAAGATGTTTTTAATATATATTATATGAAAAATTTATAATTTGTTATGGAAAAGATATGTATAAAATGTGAAGAGAAAAAGGAGTTAGATAAATTTGATAAAAGAAAAGGGTCAAAAGATGGTTATAGGAACCAATGTCAAAATTGCATATATGATATAAGAAAAAATAAATTTCTAAATTTAACACCTGAAAAAAAGGAGGAATTTAGAATTAAGAGGAATGAATCGAGAAGAAAATATAATGTCATAAAGACTAAGGAATCTAAATTAAAAGAAAAAAATACAAGAAGAAAAAATCATCTAAAAAGATTAGAAACCGATCCACTATATAAACTCAGAATATCATACACAAGAAGAATAAATAAGTGTATCAAGAGAAATAAAAAAGGTGGTAATCTATTAGAAAATCTAGGATGTTCTTTAGATTATTTTAAAAACTATATAGAGTCAAAGTTTGAACCATGGATGAACTGGAGTAATTATGGTTTATATAATGGTGAAATGAATCACGGATGGGATTTAGACCATATTATACCAATATCTTCATCAAAGACAGAATATGAATTTAATAATCTATGTCACTATTCAAATATACAACCATTATGTAGTAAAGTTAATAGAGATATAAAAAAGGATAAAATAAAAAACCCACAATAAATTTGTGGGTTTTTTTCTTGTGGAGATGACCGGGTATTGCACCCGGTGTCTTTTTCGGTTGTTAATAATTATTCATTCACAGGCGTAGTAAATTTTTATAAACTTACAAACTTTTTACTTTTTTTGAGAAACTCTAACAAGTAACAAAAAACCGTTTCACCATTTTATTCTTGTGTGATACAAGTTGGAGAATTTTTTGATAGTAACTGCTGTTAGACAGTTGCTAGATCTTCTACCAAGATCATGTTGTTTTGTAGCGCAAATACTAAATCTTCATTGCTAGCTACTTCATTTGTTTTGCCATTTACGACTTTACCATCTAATTTATTAATCGGTCATACGACAACCCGATACCCGCATAATCACCACCACTCCGCAAATCAATTCTAAAACATCCCCAAGTGTGTGTGTGTATTACTCTACAAATATATATATAATATTCTGAAATAGCAAAAAGTTTAGAAATTTTTAAAAATTACCAAGGATAATCATCATCTTTATCATCAGTAACTACACCATCTTTATCATCATCATCTTCTAACATAAATTCAAATGTAATCATAGGTGAGCCAGATTTAGTTTCCCACATTTCATAAGATGAAGAGTATTGAGCTAAAATATCTTTTTTAATTTTCTTAACAATTTCAAATACTTTAACTATATCACTAAGTGATTCTCTTCTAGAAAACTGAGCAGTAATAGATAAATCTAATCCACTATTCTCAACATTAACATCAATATTACTATTATTGAACATAGATCTTAAAAGATAACAAAGATGTGACATATCATCATCTGAATCATCCTCATCTTCACCTTTATATTCATCATCTCTTGAATAATCATAATCATCTTCATAGTCATATCCATCGATATCATCAAAACCCTCACGTTCAAATAATTGATTAAATTTTTTAAGTTTCATTATAATAAATCTATTTTTATGTATTCTGCGTCAAAATATACTTTCTGACTTACTTTGTGTTTGTTTAATAAGAATTGTAATGTTGTTAAAGCCTCATATGTTTCATCAATATAACCTTCTTCCAAATCACATTGTATAAATGTAGTAGCTCTATCAGATGCTATTTTAACATCAATACCAAATGGTGTTGCTTTTATATCATTAATTAACTTACCATATTTTCTAATAGTTTCTTCATCGATTCCTACTTTTCTAACTGTTGGTAATGAATCCCAATTAACTTGCACACTTGCCTTAGCAAGTCTTTCTAAGAAGTTAATATTTTGCCTTTCTTTTCCAGTATGCTCACTATAATAACCAACTGATATATTAGTACATTCAGCAATTTGTTCTAAAAATGAAGCAGAATCTGTGTATATACCTGTCGGATCTAATGATAAATTAAGACCATTTGCATTATATTGTTTTGCCAAAGCAGTGCCAAAATCATCAGAACAACAAGTTCTTCCTAATTGAGAAGTAATAACTGAACAAACATCTCTTCTATCAAAAGAAACACATCTCTTAATATTTTTAAGATATTCAACTTTCTCATAAACAGAAGATAATAATCCTGAACCAATACCACCTCTTTCTTCACCCATAAAGAAATAATAAAGACCTGGTACATTATGATCCATCATATACAACATAACAGCAACACCTGATTTATCATCAGCACCTAAAATAGTAGAACCATCTGTATAAATAATTTCATCACCATTTTCATCTTTTTTAGAAAGAAGTTTAGTAATGCCTTGTTTTCTATCAGCAGTATCTAAGTGAGATGTAAACATAGTTGTTGGATTCTCACCAATAATCTTGTAGTAATTACCTACAATATCCTTTTCTAATTTAGGCATAAAAGTCATTACTTCTTCTTCATGTCCGTGAGGATACGTCTTAGTAACTAGTGAAATAAATGTACTTCTAACGTTTTTAGGATTATAACTAAAAGGTTCTGGTGTAATTCTATTAACAGCAATGCTTTCAATTGAACCACCACTTGTTAATACGTCATATTGTTCAATAAACTCTTGAATATCAGAAGTTTGAAAGTAATTTTTAAAGTAAAATTTAATAAAGTTTTCTATTTTCATAGGATGAACTTTACCTCTTGTTGTAACATCTAAACAAGATTTTGTCTTAGATATATTAACATCACTAATCTCTAAACCATTATGATATTTAGAGTTAGGTTCATTCAACCAAAGCATTTCAAATGCGATGTAGCTATTCTCATCTTCTAAAACTTTTAATAAATCGTGAAGTTCTTCAGAAAATTTAACTCTTACAGGTTCATTAGTATCTGCCATTTTTTAATTTATTTTATATGTTATATATTAAATATTAAACTACAATTTGATATGAATTTGTATAATCCACTTTCACTTGACCATCATTCATACCTGATTCTTTTTTAACAAATCTTCTTTGACAATAAACAACAGTTACATTATCTTCTTTAGATGCTTTGCTATTCTTTTTAGCCAATTGTGCTGCTAATTTAATAACTGTTTCTGTAGGTAAATTCTCTCTAACACGAATAACAACGTGACTACCAGGAACACCTTTAACATGAAACCAAATATCTTCTTTATCAGCAACATTAAAAGTTAAGTGGTCATTAGATTTAGCATCTTTACCAACATAAACAACAAATCCTTCTATTTCTAATTTTTGAATATTAGGAAATTTGTCTTTCTTAGATTCGTTAAATGATTTATAATTCATTATTTTACTTTCTTTTATACCACCTAGGCAAAAACTAGTGAATTTATCCCAATCACCATCCTTTATACTACCTATTTTTAATGACATTATCTCGTTTTCACCTTCAAAAATATAATAGCTAGAACCGTGTTCTTCTATTCTCTCTTCCACACCAATATATGGATCATTCTTAAAATCTTCAATATCCATATCTTCATATATCAACTCATGACAAACATAGGCATAGATATCACTTAATTCATCAAAGTACTTAACAAGTACTTCTTTTTCTTTAAGATTCTCAGAATCCTCAGAGCAATTTTCAATTAGTAAATATTTCATAATGTATATATTAATTAGAAATTCTTTAAAAAGAAAAAAGACCCATAAAGGGTCTTTTTTCAATATTACCAATAAAACTATTAGTTTAAGTATTGACCAGCGTCAGTAACTGTAATAGTCATATATTGTTTTTGTGGATACCAACCAACTTCAGTTACAGCGTATCTTGAACGTAACAACATTCTTGGAGCGAATGTAGCTTCAGAGATAACTGAGATAGACTGAGCCATTAAGTAAGGTACGAAAATGATACCTGGTTGGTCAGGGTTGTTCTTACGACCTAATACGATTCTGTTATCGTTATATCTCATATATGGATCTACATAGATAGAGATGTCTCCGATTGAACCTACAGGGTATAATTGACCTTGTCCGTTTAATTTAGATTTAACTGGGTTAATTGTGTAACCAGCGATATCTTGAAGTGCTGCAGCTAAACCTCCGTTTGTGATAAGGTATTGAGCAGGACCAACACGACCTTCTGTTGCGATATAGTTAGAAGCGTGAGCAATTTTAGTGATTAACTTACGTTGAATAGCGTGAGTTGTTTCACCACCAGGACCACCTGTAACATAAGATGTATCTAAGTCAAAGATAGTGTTTGCATTACCACTAGCAGTAGATAAAGGAGCGTTAGTAGCGTTAAGAGCACCCATTTCGAAGATTTTAGCAACGATTTGTTTAGAAATTGTTTGAGACAATTCGTTAACAAGGATAGACTCCATTTTTTGAACGATATCCATACCTGTGTTAGCTTTGATATCTTCGATTTCAGTTCTTCTAAGAGCTGAAGATACTTCGATAGTACCAACTGCAACAGTTTTAGAAGAAATTTTTGGTCCGATTACACCAGCATATGATTGGTCATCAGCTAAACGACCCATTGGGTATTGTCCAGAAGCTTGTCCAGAAGCAGCAGATGTCCAGTTTGCAGAGAAACCTGGGATATGATCTTCTAAAGCTGAGATTAATTCGATAGAAAGTGTACCGAAAGTTGAAGCAGTAACACCAGCGATGTTAACGATAGCAGAAGTCATAGAACCTGTCTGAGGGAATGTGTTTAATGTAGCATCCCAATAGTTAGGAGTTGCAAAGTTACCTGAAGTATTTGCTTGTCTATAAGCTCTGAACATTGGATGACCATCGATACGAGAGAAACCTAAGAACTCAACTTGGTTAGTTTTTGTACCTGGTTCAGTTTTAGTTAAAGCACCAGTTGAAATGTTATTAAATAATCTACCACCTGATAAACCACCTTGGCTTTGATTAATTACAGGAGAAGCTGCTAAAGAAGCTGTTAAACCGTTAATAATCGCTGTTAAACTAGTTGCGCTTACTTTGAATACTTGTGGTCTTTCGTTTGTTGATTGATCGATATCATCATATTGGAAATCAATATAAAGTAAGTCGATTTTTGGACCTGGAGTTGGTTTTACTGCTACTAAATCTAAACCGATTGTTTGAGCAGCAATTTTCATTGCAACTGGTAATAAGTTTTGACCTACGTCTCCAGAACCTGCTACGTTACCGTAAGCATTTGTGTAGTTACCAGGATTACCTGCTAATGAACCAACAACTGGATTCAATACAGATCCCATACCTGCTACGCTTGATGCGTTTACATACGCATTTTCATTGATTGAGTGATACTCAGCCATTTCTGACATCCATTCAACTCTATCTTCAGCTACGCCCATGTTTTCCAAAACTGGAGCCCATTTCTTAACTGCTTTTGATTTGTCTATTCTAATGTGTGACATAATTTTTTTAATTTTTTTTTGTGTTTATCTATATATTGCCCTTCAAAATTTCAATAATTTCAAGTGTGGATTTTTTATAGATTAAATGTTTTTGAATCTTTCCATAATTGCAGTAACGTCATTATCAGAAAGTTTATCTTCTTGTATTAAACTTTCATGAGCTACTAACTTTTTAGTTACAGACTCGTTTGTTTTAAGCTTTCTTGTTAACCAAAAATGCTCAATTTGTGATTCAGTCATTAAAACTTCAGCTGGATAAAGTCTTGCTTGTGATAAGATAGATTTTTTAGCTGATTCATTCATTTGACTCCAGATAGCCTTAGTGTTTTCAGGCATTAATCTGATAACTCTTTCTTCAAGAGATTCATTCTTAGATGATAGCGCTTCTGCGATTAGGCTTAACACATCTTTAGATGTGAAGTAATTTCTTTCGCTTATGTGAAATTTAACAGCCTCTTTGTCTTCATCAGACAAAGCGTAGTAGCTATCTACTTGTGACTTGTTTAAGAATTTTAAGAAATTCAAGTCAGTTGATTCAGAAACTTTACGTTTTTTAGCTTCTTCAATTAATTTATCGATTGATTCAGATAATTCAGAATCACTGTTACCTTTAACTTCCCAGTTGTTTTCTTCTTCATCTTTATCTTTTTCATCTTCATGAACATCTTCGTGAGACTCTTCTTCATGACCCATTGGACCACAATCTTCTTCGTCATCAGCGTGAGCATCTTCGTGGCTCATTGAATCTTCTTCGTCATCGTGAGATTCAAAACCAGCAGTATGTAATGAAGGGAAAGCTTCTTCTTCATCTTCTTCACCCATTGATTCGTTCAATTTTTTAGAATTTAATTTCTCAACGATCATTCCTTGGTAAGAAATTGATTTATCAAGATTCTCAGCAATATATTCTGAGTAAGCAATGTTATCATCTAAATGTTCAGCAATGTATTCAGAGTAAGCGATGTTACCTTCAACATGTTCAGCTAAGTATTCAGAGTAAGCAATTGAATTATCAACGTGCTCTGCAATATATTCAGCATAAGCAATATTCTTGTCTAAGTTTTCAGCGATGTACTCAGAGTAAGCAATATTTTTATCTAAGTTTTCAGCTAAATATTCTGAATACTCGATGTTTTTGTCTAAGTTTTCAGCTAAATATTCAGAGTAAGAAATATTCTTATCTAAATTCTCAGCGATATACTCAGCATAAGAAATGTTTTTGTCTAAGTTTTCTGCTAAATATTCAGAATACTCGATGTTTTTGTCTAAGTTTTCAGCTAAGTATTCAGAGTAGTTAACAGCTTTTTCTAAATTTTCAGCTAAATAGTCATTGTGTTTAATAAGTTTGTCAGTAGTTTCCTTTAAAGACTTATTCTCATTAACCATAATTTGAACTTTTTCAGCCAAATAATCTAAATATTTAACAACTTGAGCATTAGTTGAATTTAACTCTTCATAGTACTCTAAAAGTTGTTCCATCTTTTTAGGAGATAGATTACCTTTTGTAAGAGCACCTTTAACTTCTTTCTTTGTAGAAGCTAATTCTTTAACTAAATATTGAGAATACTCAGTTAACTGTTGCTTTGTAACAAATTCATTTTTGTTCATATCAAATAGTTGATTTATTTTGGACTCATCGGACATTTCATATATCCTAAAGTTAGAGTTTTCATTATATCCTAATGATTCGTTGATATTCTTAACAGACATTTTAGCAGAAGCAAAACCTGGGTCAGCAACGATATCATATGTAAATAATTTTTTCAATGAAACAGTACCATCTGATTCAGTGATACCAGCCGCTCTTGAAGAAACGAAAACAGGACATCCGTCATCAACTAATGCCTTTGCTTCTTTACCCCAATAAGTGTTTAGTAATCTAATTTCACCATTAACTAAATTTGATTCTTTTACATAATTAGCTTTTGTGATAATGTGTGATGCTCTTGAAAGAGATGTGTCAAAAACATCTGGGTGATCAAACTCACCGTAAACAACGCCTAAACTGTTCATTCTTTCATTTAATTCATCTAAAGCTGGAAGAAATTTATCAGCAGTATAAATTCTCTCATTACGGTTTTTAACACCGAACTCTGTGAACGTACCACCTAAAATATAATCCTTCTTAGTAGAACCATTATTCTCTCTAATAAGAGAGTTTTGTGAATTTTCTATAATTAATACTGGTTTCATTTAAGTTTATTATTTTTTAAAATATAGAGTATATATTAGACCTCATTTATTCAAAAAAAACAAAGGTGGATTTTTTATAGTGATGTGGAGTTTCAAACCGGCTATAACTTGTATAAAATCATGTAGGAGAGAAGCAAAATTTAATAAATAAAAGAAATTGAGCGGTTTTTTATGATCCTTACAAGAGAGATAGAAATAAAAATTAATGAATCAAATTATCAATACTATGATGATTTAGGATATGATGTAGCAATTGGAGAGATTATTAAAATTCCAATTGAGCTTATGTCAAAAGGATCACATTATAAAATTAAATGTAAGTGTGACGGGTGTGGAATTGAAAAAGAAGTAATATTCAAAAACTATGTTAAATATGATAACAATTTTGGTGAATACTATTGTAGAAAATGCTCAGAGTCTAAAAGAAAAGAAACTTTAAGAAAAAACTTTGGAGTTGACTATCCTATACAGAACAAGAAAGTACTTAGTAAGATGAAAAATACTCTTATAGAAAAGTATGGTGTAGATAATATATCAAAAAGAGATAAACAAAATGAGGTTTCTTAAATAGAATACCTATATGATAGAATTAAAAGAAGGGGATGTTTTTGAAGGTCAGATTGAATTCTCAACAAACGGCAACGCATCCTTATTAGTCGAAGATAAAGAAATCTTCATTTACAAAAAAAACACAGCAAACTCTTTACATTTAGATAAAGTAAAAGTACAAATATTCAAAGCTGAAAGAAAATTAGAAGGAAAAGTCATTGAAGTTATTTCAAGATTTAAGACTGAGTATGTCGGTAGAGTACAAATAGGTAAAAAAACAATATTTGTTGTTCCTGATAGCAATAAAATTCCAGTTGACTTTTATATTAAAGGCGGATTAAAAGCTGAACACGACCAAAAGGTTGTAGTTGAACTAATAAAGTGGGAAGATACAAAATCACCACAAGGAAAAATCACAAGAGTTTTAGGAGATTCTGGAGATAATAATACAGAAATGAACTCAATTATGATTGAGTATGGTTTACCAATTGAATTTCCACAAGATGTTATTAACGAATCTTTCTTAGTACCTGAAGTTATTAGTGAAAAAGAAATAAAATCTCGTAAAGATATGAGAGGAATTACTACTTTAACTATTGACCCAGTTGATGCTAAAGATTTTGATGATGCTTTGTCAGTTAATATTATTAATGATAATAAAATTGAAGTAGGTGTTCACATCGCTGACGTAGGTCACTATGTTAAACCAGGAACTAAATTAGATGATGAAGCTTTCAAAAGAGCTACATCTGTTTATTTAGTTGATAGATGTGTGCCAATGTTACCAGAACGTTTAAGTAATGGTATATGTTCATTGAAACCACACGAAGATAGATTAGCATTCTCAGTTATCTTTACTATGAATAGTGAAGGTGAGATATTAAATACTTGGCAAGGTAAAACTGTTATTCACTCTGACAGAAGATATGCTTATGAAGAAGCACAAGAAATCATTGAAGGTAATGATGGTGATTATTCAAAAGAAATTAGATTACTTGATACATTAGCAAGAAAGATTAGAAAGAAAAGAATTAAAGAAGGTTCTATTGAGATGGGTGGTATTGAAGTAAGATTCAAATTAGCAGAAGATAATAAGAAACCAATTGGCGTTTATTTCAAAGAGCAAAAAGAAGCTAACAAGTTAATTGAAGAATTTATGTTATTAGCTAACAAGTCGGTTGCTAAGACTTTATCAGATGCTAGTTGGGCAAATGTATATAGAGTTCACGATACTCCAAATATGGAGAAGTTGAACGCTTTAGTTGGTGTTTGTAAGACTTTTGGTTATGATATAGAAATATATGATGATTCTGCTGAAATTAAAAAGACTCTAAATGGATTATTAAAAGAAATTAAAGAAACTCCTGAGGAAAATATGATTGAGACTTTAGTTACTAGATGTATGTCTAAGGCAACTTACACAATTAAGAACATTGGTCACTATGGTTTGGGATTTACTCATTATTCTCACTTTACTTCACCAATTAGAAGATATCCTGATTTAATAACACATAGAATTTTACTTGATTTTTTAGATAAAAAATCTCAGGGTAATCCTGGTAAGATTGAAGAACAAGCTAAGTGGTGTTCTGCTAGAGAATTGGTTGCTGCTAAAGCTCAAAGAGATTCAATTAAATACAAACAAGCTGAATATCTTTTAGATAAGATTGGAAAAGTATTTGATGGTATTGTTTCAGGTGTAACTGATTGGGGTATGTATGTTGAATTGATTGAAAGTAAATGTGAAGGAATGGTTAGATATCAATCACTTGAAGGAAAATGGTCAGCTGATACAACTAACTATACAATTTCAAATGAGATGGGTGATAAAATTAGATTAGGCGATCCTCTTAAAGTTGTAGTTAAGTCAGTAGACCTAGAAAGAAAACAAATAGATTTTACTTTATTGTAAATGGAAGGGTGGAGTGTAACAAAATCTTTTAATATTGAATTGGATAATAATACCTTAGAACAATATGAGAAATTATTATCTAATTTTAGTAATTGGTCTCAATATAAGAGAGAGATTAAACTAAACTCCGTTTTAGAAGATAAAAAGATTGAATTTACTTTAGATATATCTGGTCATGCTCACGGTGTTATGTATGTAAATGTGGTAACAGATGACGCTTATGACTTTGATGTTCTTAAAAAATCATCATCGGCTATAAAGTTTATGAAATTTATACTCAAAGGTAACAATGTTTTAGAATTAGAAATAACAATTAAAACAATGACAACTGAATGGGGTAAGATTATCAGAGACTTAATCGAATCAGGAGTTGAACTAGAACTCAAACAAAACATAGTAGATAATCAAGTCAAATCTTTTTACTTCATTTATCCAAAAATGGTAGCATAAAAAAACCTCTCAAAATTGAGAGGTTTTCTTTTTTATAGTAAGTTTTAGAATTCAAATTCTTCACCACCACCGGTATCACCACCTTCAGCAGGAGGTGCTTCTGGAGCGGCTTGAGCTTCCGGAGCGGCTTCACCACCACCCTCAGCAGGTGCGGTTTCACCACCTTCAGTAGGGGCAGCACCTTCACCACCGGCAGGAGCACCTTCTCCACCACCACCAGCAGCAACACCAGCAGCATCTTTAGCCCAATATTTTTGATTTTCAGCTTTTTCTTCAGGAGTTAATTTAAATACATTATCAATTAGATATTCAATATGAAAATAAGGTTTTTCACCATTCATAACTCCAACAAGTGTTCCAAATATTTCTGCTTTCTTAGCCAAGTTATTTAATTTTTTCCATTCCTCAAATACTTGATTTGAGTTAAAGTTAATATCAATTTGATTAACTAATACTTCATCATCTTTTAACTCAGGAAACTCAATTAACATTTGAAGTTTTATAGGTTTAACAATAATTTCTTTGAAATTAGCTCTTAATCTATTAATAAAGTTGTAGAATTTAATCTCATCTCTCGTCATATCAGCCGAGTCATTAATTAAGTTACCACCACCATTTTCTTTATCGAAACGTTGGAAAGGAATCTTAGAAGCTCTTTTTAGGGCATTGTAGAACCAAGTCAACATATCTGACTCATTTAAGTTGTGTCCTTCAGGTGAAACTAATTCCATAGCTGGTGTACCAGCATCTCCTTCAGGAAACCAAATTTGTTTGTTATAAGGTAAGTGTTTAGCACCATTAATAGTTAATGTACCCAATGAATCATCCCATTCAACTTCTTCTGAATAATCATTAATTAATTGACCAATTTGCTCTTCAGCTCTTTGTCTTGATAAACCTTTAATAGGAATGGTAAACTTTTGATAAACTGTAGCGTTAATAATGTTAAACATTACTCTTGTTTGTTCAAGAATCTTTAATTGATTATAAGGTTTAATTAAACCTTCTACATAAGATGTCTCAGAATAATCATTTTGTGTTGAATAAGAAATATAAACTAACTGAGAATCTAGAAATATTCTTCTTAATTGAGGATCTTCTGGATATTGAATCCATAAGTGACCAATAGTTGGTTCAAATGCTGGAACTAATGTTTCTGGTCTTAATCTATTAAAACCAATAATATTCTTTTTCTTATCATCATAGATAATTTCTAATGCCAAATAACCATCAATAAGGAAGTCTTTCATCATGTTCCAAGCGGTGATACTATCGGAGAATCCAAATTTATTATAAATCTTTTCAAAATATTCTTGATATTTATCCTTAATCTCTTGAGAATAATCATTACCTAATGGTTTAGGTGAGCAAAAATCTCTTTCATCGTTATAAACAATACTTTCATCAGCCAATGAACTAACAAAATCTCTAATTTCATCTTTAATTGAATACTCTCTTAAAATTCTTCTTTTATCAGCATATGCTTTATCTAAATAAGGAATTGATTTTCTATTTAGTACAGAAGCCACTGCTCTTTGAGAGAAGAAATCATACATTGAATTTCCTCTTGCAGCAAATGGATCCTCATTGATACCAATACCAACTTGGTTTCTAACAATCATATCATCATAGTTCATACCATAAGATGATAAGCTTCTTAAAATTCTATTGAAAAGACCTTTGTTCTCAACAGCACTATTAGTATAGGTGAGATTATTTTGACCTGAACCGGCTTGAAATTGATTGTAAGATGCCATTTATTTTAAAATAACTATTTCGTTTATATATTAAAAAATCAAAGTCCCTCCAAAAAGTAAAACCTACTTATTAAGTAGGTTTTTTATAGATTATAGATAATAAGTTCTTTGTATTAGTTTAAGATCTCCAGAATTTAAATTATATTCTTTTAGGTATCCAACAAAATCTGGTTGAAAAAGACAAAGTTGTTCTATCAATTGACCAAACTTAACAGCAGATTTTCTATTCATAAATTTATTACCTTCCTGCCAAGTAATTTCTCCAGTCTCAGTCACTTTTGACATAACACTATGTGTGTAATTTCCTTCAGATTGAAATATAACTTGAAGAGTCCAAGCTATTCCAGATTTAAATATTCTAGCAGTGTGAAATTTTGCACCTGGAAATTCCTTAACACTACCAACCAAAATATCAAAATCCATATTTTGTATAAGCATCATAGCCATTTTCTTAGCATGAGATTTAACTTCTTCAGCCTTTTTAGTTTGACCATATCCAGCCATCTTATCAGCGGCTTTCATATATGTTGAGTAATCAAGTTCTTCAAATTTTCTTAAATGTCTCATTTAGAATTATAATTTTTATAGTGTATATATTATTATCTACCACCGTATTTTTTCGCACTATTTTGAATTCTTTGAATATGATCTTTTAACAAAACATATTTTTCGTTAATTTCACCTTTAGTATCATAAAATTCATCAATCATAGATTTCATTATCTCTTGATTCCTTGCACTTTTATCCTTTATTTTAGCTTTCCATATATCAAATAACTTAGACGGATCATACTTATTCTTAGGATGAGCCGACATTACAAATCTTGGCACAAGATCCATACTTATTTTATGAACGAGTCTAATTTGAATAGCATTATATTCAACTAAAGCATATTCAAATCCATATTTAATTAATTCTGAATACATTCCCTCATAATTAACTTTCAAAAAAGCATCTTTTTCGAAATCTTCTTCTTTTATAAATTTATCAAATAAATAGGTTCTAATTTCTAGTGGTATAAAATTAAAATTAACACCAAATATTATCACCTGATTTGATATTTTTTTAAAGTTAGTAACAAAGACAGGAGAATACATCATCCAATTAGAGTCATCTAAATAATGAAAATGATAAAAACCACCGGGTTGAATATCTTTTACATCAACTGCCTTAACATCTTTATCAGATTTTTGATACTTTTCATAAAAATACAATGAGTTATTTTTAAAGTTATCAGCTAACCCATCACCATCAACCAACATTCTAAGACCAACTCTATCTACTAATTCACCCATGGAAATCTGTTTTCTTTTATATATAAAATAAACTAATTCAAGGTATGTTAAATTCAAAGCCAAATAATGCAAATTACAATCAAGGCAACTATGTTCCAAAGAACAAAGACAAAGTAATTAAATTAAATACACAAGGTGGTGTTTATTACAGAAGTTCTTGGGAAAAGAAGATAATGACTTGGTTAGATAACAACAAAACCATTACTAAATGGGGTGCTGAATGTATGAGAATACCTTATCAAATGACACACTTTGATAATGGTGATACTAAAGTAAAAGAACACTGTTATTATCCAGACTTCTACTATGAGATGAGAAACTCTGAAGGAGTACTCAAACAAGTCGTTGTAGAGGTTAAACCATTCAAAGAGTATAAGATGGTTCAAGACTTAAATGAAGGCAATCTTAACGTACCAGAATCAGGAATGAAGAAGTTAAAAAACTTTGAATACGATCTCAAGATGGCTTATAAAAATAAGAACAAATGGGAGACTATGATTAACTGGTGTAATAAGAAAGGTTATGAATTTATTATCATAACTGAACAACATCTAAAGAAGTTTAACCTTTAATAAAATATACTAGAGCAATCAACATAAAGATTATTGAAATACTTGGTAATATATTATCCCAGATAGCATACAATCTTTTACTAAGATAATAAAAAGGCAATCTTAAAGATATTAGTATTAATAGAAAAATAAAAATATTGGATTGTTCAGTAAAGGCTCCAAAAATTAACCAAGGATAATAACAAGTTCTTGATAAGTAATACAATACATCATATAACTTGACATTAGTTAAATCCCAGTTTTTAAATCTAGAATCTAATTTAGATTTATTATAAACATAATAAACCTCCATAAGAACAAAAATCAATATAGGTAAGTAGAACATCATATAGTAGCCTCGTTAAATATTATTTCTTCAAATTTTAATAAATTTTGAAAAGCGGATTCGTTTATCTTAACATTTTTTTCTTCAGATATTAAATTGAATAATTTATCATCTACATAAACTTCTACCCAGTTGCCAACAATTCTATCATATTGATTAGGTACTGATGAGTTATCTCTGTCTTTATAAACAGAAGTAACATAATTATCTCTTTCTTTTAGAGAAGAATGTAATGAACAACCATCACTAAGAAAACCTTCTTTGGTGTTAGATTCTTCCCAAAGTTGTAAAAATACTTTATTCATTTTTTTAAAATTTGTAGTTATTTTATAAATCATATTAAACAAAGTTTAGTAAAAAACATAAAATAAAAAAAACAAATCATTTATGAGTAATACCAAATTAGAGTACATTTGGCTTGATGGTTCTAAGCCTCAACAAATTAGAAGTAAAACTAAAATTGCTTCAGAAATTAATTCAATGAATCCAGCTGACTATCCTGTGTGGTCATTTGATGGAAGTTCAACATTGCAAGCGCAGGCAGGTAAAGGTAAAAATACTGACTGTTTATTAAGACCCGTATTTGTAACTGCTGATCCTTTTAGAAAAGGAACAAACAAATTAGTTTTTTGTGAAGTTCTTAATCCAGATGGAACATCACACGAAACAAACAACAGAAGAGCTTTAGCTAAAAAAGTTAATGAATTAGGTGTTAATTCTGGTGATAGATTGAATCTTCCTTGGTTTGGCTGGGAACAAGAATACACTCTTACACATAAACCATTGATTCCATTTGGATCAGGCGAAGGTATTCCTTTAGGATTTACTTTAGACCCTAACAAAGCACCAAGACCTCAAGGTGACTACTACTGTGGTATCGGCTCAGATAACGTAATTGGTAGAGACATTGTCGAAGAGCATATGAATATGTGTATGGAAATTGGCTTAGATATATCTGGCATCAATGCTGAGGTTCTTTTAGGACAATGGGAATATCAAATAGGACCAGTTACTGCCTTAGAAGGATCTGATCAACTATGGGTTTCACGTTATTTATTACAAAGAGTTGCTGAAAAACATAATGTAAAGGTTTCTTTACATCCTAAACCATTAAAAGGTGATTGGAATGGAACTGGCTGTCACGTCAACTTCTCTACTAAAGAAATGAGAGAAGAAGGTGGATTAGATATCATTAAAGAGACTATGGTTAAGTTAGAAAAATATCAAAAAGAACACATTAGTGTTTATGGATTACACAATGACCAAAGACTAACTGGTGCTCACGAAACATCAAGTATTAATGAGTTCAGTTATGGATTCTCTACAAGAGATACTTCTATTAGAATTCCAGCACAAGCAATTGTTGAAGGTAAAGGTTATTTTGAAGATAGAAGACCAGCATCTAACTGTGACCCATATCAAGTATCACTTAGAATGTTACAAACAGTTTATTCTGAAGTTGAAGTTTCAACAGAAGCATAACATAAATGATTATAAAGTAAAAATCCACTCAATTGAGTGGATTTTTTATTTTAAAGATGTTTTTAATTTTTTCCTTTCGTCTTTTCTGTCTAGAAGGAAATAAAGTTATAGGTATATTGGCAGAACCAAATGCGGGTGTCATAACTATATCAAATGTTTTTAGATTGATATTAGAGCGAGTGTAGTCCTTGTCCATCGTTTGAACCTTCGATTGAGATTAACTTAATTAAATGTTCGTTATCGCCTTTTTTCTTATAAAGTTCATTATAACCTTTGGCGATTCCTCTTTTGAATACCTCTGTAAAATATGCGAAAGCATTTACAGATTTATCTTCGTTGAAATTATACCAGTTTTGGAACATATCTAATAATCCTGATTGGTAACAGTCTAATTTATCATCATTAGACCAATATCTCATTTTTTTGATTGTTTTTTTGGCAAGAAGTTCTAACATTTTCTCTGCGTTTCTTGTTAGTTTGCCTCGTGCTTTTGATACGATAACTTCAATGTATAAGTCTTTGTTGTTTAGATACATTCATAATACTTATTTTTTTAAGACTCTAAAAGTAGATGTCTTTGTTTCATGCTTTCATGTTATATACATGCAACATGAAAAAGTTTATATAATAAAAAAAATCCTCAAATTTCTTTGAGGATTTTTATTAATATTAAGTATTAAAGTTTAATTCTTTCTTTGTATTGTAATTCTTTAGTAGCTTGTAATTCAACATCTAAGTTGTCTTTTCTCTTTTCTAAGTTTTTAAGAGCTGTAGTTAAAACTTCTGATTCACCAATCATTTGGATAGAACCTTTAACTTTAGAGATGTTAAAATTAACGTCTTCAAGTTTCAAAGTAATTTCTCTTTCTTTGTCTTCTAATTTTCTTTTAACGATTAATTCTTTATCTAATTTATTTTCAAAGAAATAAGTTAAATCATAATTTAATTCGTTTCTAACTTCGTTTACTAGTTCTAAAGCAGACTCGTATTTGAAGAATGAATTACCATATCTTTCATCACATCTGTAAACAAAAGTATTGTTTTTGTAATTGAAAGCAAATAATTCTAAATAAGGATTGATTAAGTTGTTAACTCTTTTAACAACATCTAATTCTACAAATTTATCTAAGTTTTTAGAAACTTCTAATAAAATAGGGTAGAAATTTTTATTAACGATTGGAACGATTGGAGAAGAGAATAAAGACTCTAATGTTGTTTCTTCGTTCATTTCGTCATCATTGATAAATAGACCAGATTTTTTACCAACAGCTAAACCGATTGTTAAGTATTCAGAGATTCTGAAGTTAACTCTATCTTCTGTAACTTGAGCATATTTCATTGCAGTTTCTAACATTCTTAAAGATTTTAAAGATTCTTCATCTTTAACGTGATTTTCTAATAATGTTTTTTCAATTGTATTTTCAGATAATAAGAACCATGAATCTTTAACTAAAGCAACGTGACCATCTTCTACTTGTTCAACAATAGTGAATGTAGATTCTGCTTTACCACCACTTAAAAGATTTGTTCTTTTTTCTGGTGATTTTGTTAAATTATGAACGAATAACTTAACTTCTGGAACCCAGTCATAAACCGCTAACTCATTAAGAATTTTAGACATTCTATCTTGGTCAGTTTCCAAATTGATTGTTTGAAGAACAACGTTTAATGGCTGTCTGTAAAGTTCACCTTGATTCTTAGAATTAAGAACATTATATAAATTTTTCAATTCATATAATAACTCATAATTTTTCATATCATCATTAAGATTCTCTAATAGAGACTTAACGCTTTTATCATAAGTGTATGGTTTAAGTCTTTCGTTAAGAGAAACTATGATTTGCTTTTCAGATAACTCATTACAAGCATTCATATGTCCCTCAACTATCACAGAAACTTCCTCCTGGTCAAGAGTAAGGTCCTTTTTGAAGTTAAATAACTCAAGTTTAAGATTCTTCATATTTTAAAATATTTTTTTTTATATACTCTATATATTATAGATAAAAAGTCATTTTTTACCATTTTTAAATTTATTTACTATTAAGGGTTTGATGCGTCCGCAGGTCCTTGAGAACCGTTTGGATTTATTATATTTCCTGATGCTTTTTCTCTTGCTTTTAAGATATTATTAAACCATCTTGTTCTTTTAGGTGATATTATCATGTAATCTGAGTTAGCAAATGTACCATATGGATCACTTGGAGAAGCGGCTTGTGTATTATAAAAGCTTGTAGTAGCGCCATATGGTGTAGCTTGACCAGGTTGATTGAAAAACTCAGAATAACCACCAGAAAAAGCAAAACCATTAGTATCAGCCATACCAGAACCATATGATTGAGGATATCCTTTACCATTAACTCTATCACTTCTAAATGCTGGATAATAAGTTTCAACTGTAAAAGAAACTTTCATTTTAATATTATTATCAGATGTTAGATTCTTCTCTCTAGACATCTCAATTTGATTTGAATCAGGCATTAAAATAACAGCATCAATATTCATAAAGTTATACTCAAAGTACATAAACTTATATAACCAAAGAGTATCCATAATAGCTTGAGAGCACTTAAACGTGTCAATCTCAGAACTTAGTAAAATTTCTAAATCATAGTTCACTGTAATAGGAACTGCTCTAACTTTAGCAATTATTTTTCTAATCTCTACTTCATTCTCAACTACCATTCTTAACCAAACATTAGGGTTAGCAAACTCATCAGATTTAATATTGAAACCAGTCATAGTTAGATGACCTCTTGGAATCATATCAGTATTTAATTCAACAAATCTATTTTCAGAAACAATATCATCTGAAAATGAATCTAATAAAAATCTTTCATCACCGGTAAGTGAATAATAAAATGGAACTTGCACAAAGACATCACCAGTTGAGAATCTGTTGATCCACTTAACCTGACCTTCAAGAGTGTCTAAAACACAAACAGTTAAGTCACGAAAAAATACATCTTCAAAATTAAATCTTTCACCTATCATAGGAGTATATATTAAATATAAACTTTCTCTCCATGAATTTATATACCTAATACTAATTGAATACTTATGTCTGTTAAATCATTACTTTTGTGGGAAAAATGGCGTCCAAAGACTATGGAGGATGTTATTCTTTTACCAAGGATAAGAAAACACTTTGAATTTGGTATAAACCAAAACTTTATATTTTATGGTCACTTTGGAACTGGTAAAACCAGTTTGGCCAGAATACTTATTGGTAAATATACAAAGGATAAACCTTATTTAGAATTGAACTCATCACTGTACACATCTATTGATGTTCTAAGAAGTGAAATTGAAGATTTTTGTAAGTTTACTCCAATGATGGAGACTGATTCTGATGTTAAATATATTTTTTTAGATGAGTTTGAAAGAGTATCTGCTCAATTTCAAGATGCCTTCAAAGCATTTATTGAGAAATATAATAAAAATGTCAGATTCATTATTACTACCAATCATTTAAATAAAATTTCTGACGGTATTAAATCAAGAATTCCTCAAATTAACTTTGATTGTCAAGGCATTGAAGAAGAAAAATATCTTAAACAAGAAGTTTATAAAAGAATTAATAACGTAATTTTACCAAAAGAAGGTAAAGAAATTCCTAAAGAAGATCTAGCTTCTATTATTACTAAAAAGTTTCCAGACTTCAGGTCTATAATGGTAGAAGTTCAAAACTATTTAGAGACTGGTAGTCTTGGTGACAACACATCTAATGTTTCTAACAAAGTAAAATTAGATTTATACTCTTGTATATATGATAAGTCAATGGATTACGAGAAAATCTATCACTTCTTAATGACTAATTTTGGTGCCGAAAAAATTGATGTAATGATTAGACTTTTAGGTAAACCATTTATTGACTGGTCTATATCAGAAAGTAAAAATATAGATAAATTATTTGAATGTAATTTTATCATATCCGACTACTCATCTAAGTTAGAAACAAACACAGACCCTATTGTTTTAGGATTAACAATAGTTGGTAAATTCAGAGATATTTTACTATAGCAAAAGAGCCATAATATATTAATATATATGTTATGGCTTTTGACTTTACAGATTTTTATATTGAATATCCTGGTCACCCAAGATTCAATAATACACAAATCATCGAAGATGATCTTGTTAGAGTTGTTTTACAAAAATGGGAAATGATGATATTCACCAATAAAGGTGAGTTATTATTCGATCCAGAATTTGGCGGAGACTTACCAAAATATCTACATGAGACAAGATTATCAGCAGAGACAATAGAAGCAGAGTTGAGAGGTCAAGTAAGAGATTACATCCCAGAGTTAGATTCAATTACATATGACCTACAAGTTAAAATATATGAAGATCCTGAAAGATATCAAGAGTATATGGAGATATTATTTCAAATAGCAGATTATAATGTATTTGCGGTTATAACTTAAATTGTTTGTTTGAATTGCTCAAAAGTCATTATAGATTCATTTTCAACAAACTTTGGAAGTGACTTCATCTTAACACCATCTGTCCAGTCTTTATTAAAAACCCATTTCATATTTTTAGGAGCTTTTTTCTTACCACCATATTTATGCCTCATTGCATAGATATATTTCAGTTGTTGTTGGCTTTTAGCAGGCATAAAATAATTAAAGTTTAAGTATATATTAATTTTATATATAGATGTATGAGGTATTTAAAAACATTTGAATCTTATATTGACAGTGATTTAATTTCTCAAGTAGAGTTTTATAAAGTTCCTACTGGTGAAAAAACTGTTTTCAAACCATCATTTGGTGCTAAAAAAGGTGAAACAAATTTTTACCAATTAAGATTAGATGGTAAACCGGTAGTAGAGATAGAAGTTAACCCTAATTCAAAATACGGTAAGCCTGAAATAATGTCAGCATTTTCTGATATAAGAGGCAAAGGATTAGGTGAGTATCTCGCTAAGAAAGTTTTAGATATTTATCTAAAAGATGAGGTATTTGTAAGATGTACAAAAGATAGTAAGAAATTCTGGCAAAGATGTGGCGCTACAGTTGCTGATGCAAAAGATCCATATTTACTACACTTTATTAAATAGGACAACTTGTTGAAGTGTATATAAATTTCCAATCTCTTTTTATTTTAACACCTAAAGATAAGGCGGCAGTATAAATATCCTCTAAACATTCACCATCAGCACCACCTACTATAGTAACCGTCTCATTTCTTAAACTTAAAAGTAAATCATATAACTTTTTACTAAGATGGTGCCATTTATGATTATTACCAACATAAACAATATATGTTCCTTCTTTAGTTGGGAATATATCACCTTTCTTTAATAAACTATTATCTTCTTTATCAGAAATTTCATTATAAACTTCTTTATCTAATATCTTTTTATAGAAGTCAGCATCTACTTTATAATTATATCTTTTCTCGATAAGTTCTTTTTGATTAGGAAAATGATAAAGATCTTTATGAATAGGAATCACAGGTGTTTCATCATATAAATAATCTTTATCTACATTCTTACCATCTGTATGATTATCCCAAATTTGATAAACACTTTGAAAGTTATTACAATACTTCTTTAATTCATTAAGATACATCTCAGAAAAGAATTTTCTAAATGATTTTTGAACATCAACTATAATTAGTGTTCCATTACTATGACTTTCAAATGTTTTTAAATATCTCATTATAAATATGTGTCGTATGCTTTTTCAATTTTAGGATCTAAAAATGTGTAGTCTATATCAAATGTTTTAGGCATAATACTAACAACTGGTGGTTGATTGTAAGGCTCTTTGCCTATTTTATACCAACTTCTATTTTTTCTCATCCATAAGTAGAAAAGAACATAAGCATTTGACTTTTGTATATACTCATCAATATTTATAATTGAGTCCAGTTCATATTTTTTAATCTTCTCAACTGTTCTTCTCTCACAGTCAATTTCACAATTCATAGATAGTCTTATCTCTTTATCAATTAAAGACATATCAACATCATCATCACCAGCCAACCATTTATCAATATTTTCCATACCTGATTCATTTTCAGTCCAAGCTGGAACACTTTCAATCCATTGGTCCATATGACAAGATTCGTGTAATAATATTATTAACCACTGAGAAACATCTTTACCTAAAGCACAAGCAAGAGTTTTTGTATCACCATCAAAGTAACCATTACAGATAAAACCACCTTCAGAAAATTGAACACCTGTATTCGGTGATAAAACTAATTTAACACCATGTTCTTTAGTGTAAATTTTCAAATCTTCTATAAATGATTTGATTTTTGTAATATCTTCTTGAGATAATTTACCATAATTAAACTCACCACCATGTGGATTGTCTGCTTCTTGGAAGTCTTCAAATAATTTTAAGTATTTCATAAAGTATATATTAAATAAAAAACCCATCAATTTCTTGATGGGTTTTAATTCTTTGAATATTTTATAGATTAAAGAGGTAATTCTTCTTCACCTTCTTTATTTTCTTCTTCGCCTTGTGCTGGAGCTTCTTCCTCTTCTTCCGCTGGAGCCTGAGCTTGTCCTTGAGCAGGTGCTTGAGCTTGTCCTTGAGCAGGTTCTTCAAATTCACCTTGTGCTGGAGCTTCTTGAGCTTGAGCAGGTGCTTCTTCAGTTTGAGCTGGTTGAGCTTGTGCTTGAGGAGCTTCTTGAGTTTGTGCTTGAGGAGCCTCTTGAGGTTGAGCCTCCACTTGAACTTGAGGTTGAGCCTGAGGTTGTGTTTGAGTTTGTGATTGACCACCACCCATTAAAGCACCACCAGGTATTTTATCAACGTCTAAGTTATCCATATTAATAAACTTTACAATTTCTTCAGCAATATCAACATCACCAAAGAACGTGCGTAGGTTTTTACCTGTAGTGTCTTTTACTTTTTTCACATAAGCATTGATTAAAGATTGAGGAATATCAATCATTGTCTTTACTTTGTAAATATCGTTTACTTGAAGAACCGATTCTTTAATGATTTCTTCTCTGTTCTTTTTAATACGATAGTTTTCATATGTTCTAATATGCTTCATTTGTATTTGAATATTTTTTATAGATTATATATTAAGTATTAAAACTCATTTTTTATCATTTAATGAATCATTAATAATCCCAGCACTAATCCTATTATTGCAACACCTCCACCGAGACCACCAATTACCATTTTAGTTTTCATTTTTCTTATTTGTAAATTCTTCTCATCTATAACTTGTTGTCTATTAACAACTTGTTCTTCTAAAATAAGAATCTTTTTAAGATAAGCGGCTACTTCACCTTGTAAAGCTGAAATTTGTTGGTCTTTGTTATTCAAAGATTCTTTTAATTTAGCAATTTCCATTTTCTGTGAAGCAATTACTTGTTCTTTATCATTGATAACTTTAACACAAACTGAATCATAACTACCCATTTGAGTACTTTGTTTTTCTAAAAGTGCTAATAAATCAGTACCATTATCAAGTGATTGAGCTTGTTCAATTGTCATAACAACAACTTGTTGTCCATTTGAATCTGTTTCAAATTTTGGATAATCTATTTTGGCTTGTGAATATTGTGAATAAGCACTCAGACTCAATACTAAACCAACTATAAGTGATAAAAACTTTTTCATATTAATGTTTTGTTTTATTTTTTAGTGATTCTAAAAGAGCATCACCTGTTCTATTAGGAGGATGATTTCTAATTTCTTCTATCTTGTGTTGAGTTTCGGCTAAATCATGTCTTAATTTATCTAAATTAGCTTTAGATTTATTAGCCTCAACTTCAGCTTTTTTAGTTTGAGCTTCTTGTTTAGCTAAATCTGATTGTAATTTAATATCCAGTTGTCTAAGACTGTCTGATTTTGCTCTCCAAGTTGTGATTTCTAAATCAACAACTTTCTTTTGCTTCTCTAATTCTTTGAATTGTTGTTCGAGTTGTTTAACTCTTTCTTTTGATGCTTTATCACCTGAGAAAAACCACTTAAAACCAAACAAAAGTGTTAATCCAAGTAAAATTAATATCAAAATTGACTTGATGTCTAATTTCATAAAAACGTTTTATTTTTGGAATTATATATTATTTTCCATTTGGACCCTTTTAATTTTGATAAATTTTATATATATTTGTAAATATTTAAAAATAGACAAAGACTATGGCATATAAAAGACTAATATCTTTTGATTTTGATGATACACTTTTCCACACACCAAAACCTGAAGAAGGCGAGAAGGTTTGGAAAGAAAAAACAGGAACAGACTGGCCCTATAGTGGTTGGTGGGGTCGTCCTGAAAGCATTGACCCTGAAATTTTTCACATTCCTCTAAACCAATGGGTTTATAAAAAATACTTAGAAGCGGTATCTGATCCAGATAACTATGTTATCTTAGCAACAGGACGTCTTAAAAAGAAAGAAGGTATGTCTGAACATATTCAAACTATCTTAAATCAACACAACTTATCATTTGATGAAATTCACTTGAACTGGGGCGGTGATACTTATAATTTCAAAACCAAATTATTTGAAGAAAAAATTGAAGAACTTGGTGTTCATGAATTTGTTATGTATGATGATAGACACGAACATTTAGTTAGATTTGAAGAGTGGGCATCAGAACATCAAGTTGATGTTAAAGTTGTTGATGTAGTAAACAAGAAAGAAACAATTTTCTCAAATAATATATAATAATCATAAAATTAAAAATAATTAATGGCAACAATTACTAAAAAGAAAACGTCTTCTAAAGTAGAAGAAATTTTATCAAAACCATA